CGCGGCGTCGCTCGCGGGGGTGCCACCCCTCCGGAAGGACCCGACGACCTCGAGGTGCGCGGGCGCGGCGTGGCCGCCGTGGCAGCCTTGACAGCCTTCACGCGTGTGCGACTCCCCCGACCACGATCCCCATCTTCAGGTTGCTCGCAGTCGTAGCCACACCGAGCACGGTGCAGAATCCGTTGGTCGAGACGATGTCCTCGAACGGGGCGATCCCGCCGCCCGCTGCGCCCACGCAGTAGACCTTGCCCACGGTGAGGGTAGCCCCAAGGTTGATGTTGCCTGCCCGCTGGTACACGAGCGGCTGCCCCTCAGATGCGCCATGCGTGGCGATGCCTACCGCGGCTGCGGTTGCGGCCGTGTCATCGTTCTGCGCGGCCAGCAGCAGCCCGGAGGCAAGGTACAAGGCCATGCCTGCTGTGATCGTGCCGCCTGCGATGCCCTGCACGAGGTTGGCGCCGGTGGCGTGCTGCACGTTGCCGGCTGTTACGGTCAGGTCTGCCATTGCTCTGTCTCCTAGTCGACCTTGATGCCGATGCGCCCAAGGGCGAACCGGAGCTGCTGACGGAAGTTGATCGGGAAGCGGGCACGGGTCGTGTCGACCATTGCTTTATTGACGACGTCGCGCTCGAACTCGCGGTGAATACGAGGCCCCCAGAGGGGCTTCAGCGGCAGCCTCGATTTACCGAGGCGGATCAGCGCTGTCCTGCCGCCGTTGATCAGGAAACCGCCCTTGTACAGGCGTCGCTTCCCCCAGGCGCTCGAGGACACGCCTTGCTTCGTCTGCCGCGCCCCGAAGCTCGCGATGTTGTAAGTCCTCGGCCTGGCCTGGACCTCGGCCGACAGCGTCGAATAGTTCGCCTTGCGAATCGAGACGCGATCACGGACCGAGCGCTGCTTGACGCCGGTCTCCTTTGACAGGGCGCGGACCGATACGGTGCGGACCTGCTGAGCCGTCCGGTTCAGCGCGCGCCGTGCGGCGTTGTCGACCTGCTTGGCCGCTCCTTTGTACTTGCGCCGGACCGCTGCGATGTTCGTTCTAACGGAGACAGTCGTCACGGCAGCAGCTCGCGATTCTTCACCGGGACGACGATACGCAGCGGATTCTCGGAGTTCGTGCCGCGGTCACCAACGATCAGCACGATATGCTTCTCGACGAGGGCCAAGTCGTCCTGCATCTCCATCTCCGCCGCGGTTACCTCGATGTCGCCGCCGTCCGCGAAGCCAGGGATCTGAGTCCAATCCGTCAGCACTTCCCCGGTCGCCGTGACCACCCGCTTTTCCACCGTCGTGGGAACGTACGCGACGCCGTCCGCATCGAGGAACGAGATGCTCGCGATTGTGAATGCCTGCCGGCTCAGGATCGGTTTCGCGCGCTGATCGCTCACGCCTGAAGCTCCTCACCAGGCAGGACGAATGTCGCCGACGGATACTGCAGCGTCGCGACCACGCCGCCGGGTTTCGTGCCGGTGCCTGGTTCCCAGCCCTCTGGTTGCCATCCGGGCGGTTGGCTGCCTTCGGGTTGCCAGCTCATCTCAGTATGAGGGGCAGGTGATCGCCGCCGTTCTGTTACCCGACGACGTGACGGTGCCCGTTATGCGGGTCTCCGTTCCGCTCGGATCTTCGTATGTCGAATCGCCGTCCGTGGTAACGAGGTCGCCGGCCGCATAGGCGAGCGCCACCGCTAGCGCGCACCCGAGCGAAACGCCGCCGCCCTGGTCCTCGATGACGAGATCGCGCACGCTGGCCGGGAGCGCGCCCACGGCCGTCTCGATGTCGTCGACGTTACCATCGACCACCTGCAGATCCGCCGAAACGCTCGCTCCTACCGGCGCCCCGAGCCTCGCGAACGCGTCCCCCGTCAGCCAGCCGACCGTCGAATGCCGCGCGCTCGCGTGCCCATATGTCTCGATGATGACCGACTCGTCGACGGTCGCATCGATGCTCAGGCAGATGATCGGGCTCGTGAGCTCGGCGGCCTCGAGGTCGACCGCGTAGACACCGCCGCCGATCTCGGCGTAGTCGTTCGTGCTCGCCGCCGTGCTCATGCCGTCGCATGCGAGATCCACGGTCACGTCGGTCCCGCCGTCGGTCTGCCCGGTGCTCGGCGTGCCGTCCAGCGCCCACAGCCGGAATTCGATCGTTGCGGCGGTGCCGTACACACGGAGCTCCGCGGCTTCGGCTGCAGTGGCCAACAGCGCCGTTGCGAGTATTGCGATTCGTTTCACGCTGCTCTCCTGATTGTGCGCTGACGCCGCCGGCGTCTCGGGCGGGCGCTCTCCGCACGACGTCGCAGCAGCAGGCAGATCCCTTGCTGCATGACCGTCATATCCACCTCGTCGCCGATCTCAACCTCTGTCGTGGCCCCGGGCGTGTGCGCCAGCACATCGCCATCGTCGTGCGCGCGATCGCAGCGGCCGAGCAGGTTGTCCTCGTCGACAAACAGAAAGTGCGGCGGACCTTCGGCGGTGCTGCGCGCGCCCTCGTATTCGACGCCGACGAAATTCGGCATCGTGCTCGTGTCGATCGGCCACTCGACGTCGGCGACGAAACAGTGATCGCCCGTCCCGTCATCGAATCTTCGAGTGATCTCACTCCCGGTCTCGTCCTCGTCCATGTCGTCGACGGTGCCGGAGTAGAGCAAGTCTCCGGTTCCGCTGTGAGCAAGGCCATTGATTACCGCACCATCGGTCACCGCAAGGTCAATCCCGTCTCCGTCCGGGTCGCTGACTTCGAGGGCGAAATCACGCTCGTACGCCTCGCCGGTCTGGAATGGATGATTGTCACCTTCGGGGCATATCGGTGGACTGTTGTTGAGGTAGAGAAAGTCGAACTGACCCTCGTATGAGCCCGGATACGTCGCTCCAGCCGAGGCAAATAGATTGCCTGTCGTGGCACTCATGATCCCGAAACGAATGCTCTCCTTGGCCTCCGGGCAGTCTCCTACTCCACCTATCCCCGCAACGGTGAAATCGCCCGTGGTCGTGTGCGTGAACTCGCAACCGATGATGCTGCCGACCGTGGCAATCTCAACCCAATCGTTTGCCGCTATTTCAGTCGTCGTGCCCCAAAAGGTTTCATCCTCGTCGTCGCCGAATACGGTCGTGTTCGAGAGCGCAGCCCAACCTGCCATTGCCAAAGACGTGAGCGGGAAAATGTCGCAGTCGCCGCTGAACGCAGAAGCACAGCCACGTTCCTCGTCCACGTTTGCGCCTTGTGCGGAGTCACCTCCAGCATTCGTGGCGATGAAGTAGATATCGTAGGCCGGACGAGATGCCAATCCAGTGAAGTGCGCATCCCATGAAACCGTGGCAGTGAGCGATGCGGTCTCGTATTCGAGCGCGGCCTCATCTCCGGTGCAGTCGCCAGCCTTTACTTGCGCGTCGGTCGGTGCTGTCGAATTGACGCGACAGGCAACCATATGGCCCGTCGAGTCCTCGTCTACCGTGACGCCGCAATTCATTCCGTCGGCATCGCGAGTGCCGCAGGTTAGAGCGCTGGTGATGGTCGGGGCGGCTGTAGAGACACCGATCAACGAGAAAATGGTTGAGCTTTCGGGGAAAACCCCGCTATTGGTTTCTGTCGTCAGCGCGAATTCATCTGCCGTCACCGTGGCGGGAGTAAGGTCGTAGGCCATCGTGTGACCGAGATCAAGCCCGGCTAGAGTGACACGCGAATAGGCTGTGGCGTCAGCCCAAGACGGTTCGGTTACTGACGCCCATGACGCAGCAGTACACCCTATCGCTATCAGCGCCTCGGCAGTCGTCACCGTCAGCGCGTTTACATCGATGTTGCCGGTGACGTCACCCTCAAAATTGCTCGGCCCATCGACGAGCAGTCCAGAATCCCAACCAGTCGTCGATGAAAATGCAACGAGCCCGATAGACAGCACGTCGCTTGAACCAATGCCTGCCGTCGTGCTGGCCGTCGCATCGCCCTCGGAGGCGCCTGCGATCTTGTAAAAAGCTCCTAGATGTAGGCTGTGACTAGCATCTTCGGTATTCTCGAATGGCGTTACGAGCGTCGAGTAACCGGCAACACCTGAAATCGTCGTGTTGTTATTGCCGCTATCCCCATAGCACACGACAGCAACGAGCAAATCGCCCTCGGAGTGGGCAGGAGGGGTCTCTGCTATCGACGACCCGGAATTGACGATGTGATCCCCGGTCGCGGCACCGACAAAGGCCACATCGGCCTGGGCGATTATTGGTAACTGCGTCACGAAAACGCCCGCGAGCAGTGCTAGAATCCGGCGAAACGACAAGGAGAAACCCATGCTCACCACAGCCCTCATCGCTCTCGCCGGCTTGGCCGTCCTGGCCCTATTGGTCTGGCTTGCCCCGCAGTACGAGCCAGTTCCGGAGATGGTCAAACGAGACGGTGAACTCATCGTCGAGATGATGCCGTTTCGATATCGGTTCACTGACACGGATAGCTCCAAGGACACGTCAGCACGGGAAGAAGCCCCGTGAAGGAATTCGGTGCCCTGGCGGTCATTCGCGAAGTCCTGAGCCATCCCATCCAGTACGCAGCCATCGGCGTCGCCACGGTCTGCGCTTGGATTACTGGAACGCTCAACGAGGGGTCCGAGACCGAATGCAGGCAAATCACTGACAGCCCCCGGAGTAGTTCTCAGGACACGTCAGCGCATCCCCGCTAGCATTCGCGGACCCGGCGTTGATGAACGCCTTGAGCCCGTTCGGGGCAAGGGTTCCGCCGCTGTTCCAATTGGCTTCGTCAACTCCACCGCTGCCTGGCGTTGAGGACGTGTCGAGCTGGTACGTCTTGTACCACCAGAACAGATTGCCGCAATCGAGCACGCCGTTACCTTCGGCAAATAGATTCGCTGGCGTGTGATTGCCCTTCCTGCCGCCCATTTCAGGCGGCTGAATGGCAGTCATGCACGTCATCTCGTCCCTGTAGTCGTTGCCCCCCGTGATCCCGGCATAGACGTTCTGCCCAGCGGTCCTTGTTTCCACCGTACCGGGGTTAGTGCACCCTGCCCCGCAACCCGATGACCCGATCCCCTGTGGGTATATGTCCGGCCCGCCCACTACACCCTCACTGTCGCGAATAGCGTTCATCAAATCGACATAGGTCGATGTCCCGGCCGTATTGAGGAAGTTCGCAAACGTGATCTTGTTGGTCGTCGGGAAAACTGATAGCCGCGCAGTCAGCATCCGTTTGATCTGCGTCACCCATCCAGAGAGCGTCCAGCCTTCGGCTGTCGGAGTGGTTCCGCCGAATACCGTCTCGGGGAAAATGATCCCGTAGAAAGCGTCCTGGTCCTCGAACTGAGCCGCTAGTGCGTTCTCTAAGGCAATGTAGCGGTCCATAATAGCCGGCACCCAAGCCTTGATGTGCGTGTCGTCGTATTGCTGGACGTAGTACGTCCCACCGTCGTACTGAGCTTCGTTGCGGAGATACGCAGGCCCAGGGTTGGTCATCCCTCCCGCTTGTCGTTGGAGCTGCAACACGACAACCTTGCCGCAGGCGTCCATCGTGTTGACGTAACTCTGCAACGTCGAAAAGGTATAGCTCGCTCCCGCCGTGGTTGAGCCCGTTTCGAGCTGGCTCCAGCGCATGACGATCTGCACGCCGACGACGTTCGTCATCGCGCATATTTCCGTAAAGTTGTTTTGCAGCGGAGAGGAACCGAACGAATTGCCGGCCACAAGAGGACCGGGGCGCCACTTGTACGTCCCGGGAGACGGGGGCGCTCCGGCCGTTGCCGTGATCTCGGGACTCCCGAGAGATTCATTCCCCTCGGCATCCTCGGCCGTGAAAATGTAGTTGTGCGTGCCGGTAATCGTGTCGGTCGTGGATAGCGCGCCGATTCCGGTCGTAAGCGCAACGTCCTCGAACAGGCACGTAACCCCTGCTGTTCCGTCGTTGTCGGTGCAAAAGAGCCCAACGACGACAGCCGACGGAAAGGCTTGGGTATAGCTGGTGCCGGTAGCAAAGGGATAGGTGGACGCTGTGCGATGGCCGCGAGTCCACGTATCCCCGCTGCGAATCAGTTGATTGACGCGCGGCGACCTGAGCGCGTTCTGATGATCCGTGAACCCCGATCCGGATGAAGGCTTGCATCGGTCCTGATCGCGTTGGTTCGTTTGGTCGCTCGCCTCCTGGTTCGATGCCCAACAGAATCCCTCCGTACCATCGACCCCTGCGACGGTCGCGGAGTCGAACACAACGGCGCCGTAGTCCATGAACGAGCCGTTTCCTCCGGTCGTGCCCCCGGCCCCCCACCGCAAGCGGAAGTCGCCGGAAATCTCAATCAGTACTGCGCAGCCGTTGACACCGACCGAGGCTCCGCTCAGCCAGCCGTCGAATCCCGGTGCGTCGGCATCGGGACACGTGATTTCGAGATCGTTGCCGGTCCAGGTATATGTGCCCGCACCGTCTACCGTGCCGAGCTCGACGTTCGTGCCGACGAATGGAACACCGGGATCTGGAGCGGCCAGCGTAAACGACGGCGATCCATCAACAGCCTTGTCGCGGTAGAAGTTGTACGTCGCAAGGCCGGAGAAGTTCGCCCGGTCATCGGAGCCCTGCAAGATCCGCAGCTCGATCTGGCCCGTGTCAGATACTGACACTGGATCGGCCCAATCACCCACAGGCGGGTCGGCTGTGTCAGTCCCGCCAGGAGTCGGAATCGACCACGAGTGTGCGTCACTCAGCGCTGAAAGCGTCGCCCCGACGCACGAATATCGCAATGCCCCGCTCGTGCCGGTGTCCATCGCGTCGTTGATGATGTTGTCGCCGGAGAGTGACCAGCCGTTCGTCGCGGCGTCATCGCCCGAGTCGTAGACGATATTGCACGTGGCAGCAGCAGCCTCGGTGCCGGTGACGGCCGAGCGGTAGTTGGCGCTGAACGACGCGGTGACGTTTAGGAGGTTCGGCAGCAGCGAGTCGTTGATGTTGAGCGTCGCCGCATCGTCACGCAGGCACGTCGGATCGGTCAGGACCATCAAACCGTCGGCGCACCGCTGGATGCGGTCGAGCGATAAAGCCGCTTCGGCGACGTTCTGCCCAAATACGCTGTCGAGAATGGTGAGCACGCCGCAACGCGCGTTCGCGTACTGGCGGGAGATGTAGCCAGTGTCGAAGGTCGCAGTCGGGCTCACGCACGCCCAGGTGCCGTCCGGCTTGCGCTCGCTAGTCCATTGGCCGATCGCGGGCAAGGCAAATAGCAGCGCGGCGCCGAGCAGCGCCGACTTGAGTCGCTTCATTCGGGCTCCGGGAATTTCAGGCGCAAAAAAACCGGCTCGGGGCCGGTGCTGCTGCCATTGTGGGACGTATCGAAAGGGCGCAACTATGTTGGGACCTCTCGTCGCGGTACCGTATTTCAGGTAGCGTGTCCGCCCGATTGGCTTCGGGCGGTAACCGCCTCACAAGCGAGCGGCTACGTCGGGTCGAAATCTATCAGCCTTTGCGTGTGCGATGCAAGCGCCCGCGTCGCTCGCTCAGCATCAAGGCGATCATTTCGACCGCTGCAACGCGTCGCTGGCGGTACGCGCTCCGCGTCATCCGCAGGTCCTGGCAGGCCTCTTTGTCGGTCTGGCCGAAGCGATAGCTCCGGTGAATCGCCACGCGCATCCACTTGAACGGCAGGCGCGCGACGGCGTTGTCGATCTCCATGACCTCGCTCGACAGCGCCTCGGTCAGTTCCGTGAAGCTCGGCGTTTGCCGGCCGCGCGCAGTGAGTTCGCGCTCGCGCCACATGCCGGAACCGCAGTTCGGGCAGGCCGCGGGCTGCCAGGTGCCGCCGACCTTCTTGCCCCATCGCGACCACACGCGCACGTGGCCGCAGTCGAGGCATTCGCGTCGGCCGGCCGCGCTCGTTGCCGATTTCTTCACGCCCTTGCGCTGCCGCTCGAACACTCGCATCTGGTTTTGCACCGTCTCCAGCATAGTGGCCGCGCTGGTCGATTTCTCGACACCGAGCTTTTCCGCGAGCGTGCCGCACACCATGCCCCACTCGACGAGGCGACGTTCCGTTTCCTCGAATTCTGCGGAGGACGCGCGATGATGATCGAGCGCTGCGTTTGCGGCCGCGGGGCGGTTCAAGGCTCCCACCCTCTCGCGCTCAGCACGCGCATCGTCATCTCGATCGCCTCGCCCTTCTTGACCATCTGCGGATCGAAGCGGATAACGGTCCAGCCAAGTGCGGCGGCGGTTGAGTATTTCCGCATGTCCTCCCGGAAGCCGTCGGCGTGCGCATGCCGACCGAGTGAGACGAGACGCTTTTTGCCACCGACGAGCGCGGTCGTCACGACGATGCCCTCGATCTCGACGGCGACCTGATACGGCGCATCGCTACCCGGCAGTCCGAACGCGAAATCGAATCGCCACTTCCTCCCGATGCTCTTCGCAAACCGATACTCGCGCGCGAACTCCGGCAGCTTCATCGCTCGGCACGAGAACGCGAACTCGTCCTCGGCTGAGCGTCGTGGCGCGCCGCGCTTGCGCTTCGGCGGATTGACCAGCGGCGAGTCCGCGGGGTCGATGAAGAGGGAGCCGGATCGCATCAACGCGTGATGTGCTTGACCGCCCACATGACGGCTTCCTCGATCTTCGTCTGCGCGATGCTCAGTTCTCGCGACCGCTGTTGCGTGGGAAACTCACCACCGATCTGCTCGGGATTGCCGATGAAGTGCAGTAGGCGGACGAAGCGCGCGCCCTCGTCCTTGACGTCCCGCATACTGCCCTTCTCAGCATCATTCAGCACCCGATACTCGTGTCGCATGATGTTGTTGACGGTGCGCTCGTCGCTCGTGCTGTCGACTTTTTCCTCGGTCATCGCAATGCTCCTGTCGAGTGTGAAAATCTGCGGTTAGTGCGTGACCGCTTCCTCGGTCTGCTCACCTTCACCGAACGTCGAAAGCGGCAGGTCCTGCTGAGCCCGCTTGCCCTTCTCGGCGCGCGCACCGATTTCGATTGCGGCGTCGATCTCGCGATTCAGGAACGACATCAGCTCGCCCATGCCGCGCTCGTCCGGATGCGCCTGTACCTGCAGCGAAAGGCTCGTCAAGCCGCCGACCATCGGCTCGAGCGTCAGCTTCGCGAGCTTCACTTCGCCGAAGTCGATCTCGCGCTCCGTTAGCCCGAACGTGAGCACGGCGCCGCCCTCGAACTTGTTGCGCATGACGAATGCTTTTAGCTGGCGGAACATCGGCTCGGTGAGCTTTCCGGCCTTGCCGTTGCCGGCCTTCGCGAAGAACGCCTTGTGCGCGTTCGGATCCTCGAGCAGCGCGTTCAACTCCTCGGGCTCGAGCATCAGACCCTCGATCGCGATGTCGCAGGCAGGCACGTCGTCGTCGCCGTGTTTCTCGCTGCGCAAATTGATCGATGGGCCGAGCCGGCATGGACGTTTCGATATGCTAAGCATTTTCAGTTGACCTCGTTTCGTGGGCAGCAGTGGGCTGCGGTGGGATGAGCGGTTGCGCGTATAGGCGCTGGAACAAAGCGCCAAAGCTCTCCGGCTGCCCATTGCTCGCGCGCTTGCCTGCGACTTGAGCGGCAAGGTCGCGCTCGACGATCGCGGTCCGGATGCGCTCGCGGCGAATCTCCGGTGTCGTGCGGCCGGCGAACAGCGTCTGCTGATCAAGGCCGACGCGTTTGGCGATCCAGAGTTCGACGTCGATGGTTGGGAAGGGCGTCATGCGTCCACCGCTGGGTACTGGTTCCAGAACATGAACTGCATCGGCTTGTGCGTGTACTCGCCAAGGAACTGCTTTGACGGTCCGTGGTAGTGCAGAGCGATCTTCCCGACCCACGGATCCATGCCGCGCTGCTTGAACACCTGCAGCGTGTTCGTCGGGTCCGGGATGTGGGCCTCGTAATCGCGCTCAACCACAATCACGTTGTCAGCCTGGGCCACGAGATCGGCAGCGCCGCGGATGTCGTACAGGTCGACGGGCGCGCGCGAATTTGCAGTCTTTCGCGGATGGCAGACGAGGTGGAGGTGGCACTTGTACTGCTTGACGAACTTCGAGATTGCGTTGCCGAATTTTCGCTGCGCGTCGAACGCGTCCAGCGGTAGCTGCAAGCGCATCAGCGAGTCGACGAACAGTTGCTTGCACCTATCGAGGAACGCGGCTTCCTTGAGCATGTCGATCAGGTCGTCGACTGCGAACATATCGATCGTCTCCGCGATCATGATTCGCTGGTTCGCCCACTCGCCGAATTGCTCCACGAAGTTGCGCGATGGCTTCGTGGTCTGAGCGGCCATGATCGTGAAGGCGTCGCGGATCTCGTCGGGCTCCTCCTCGAGACTGGCGAAGAACACTTTCTGCCCGGAATTGGCAGAGTGCAGCGCGAGCTGCCGCAGCACGTGCGTCTTGCCAGAGAACGTGGGGCCAGACCAAATCGTCCAGCGCCCGGGCGCGAACTGCACGAGGCTTCGGCACTTCTCCCACGGCAATCGCAGCCCATCCGGCCGCGGGCGGAAAAACCGCTTTGCGAGATCGTGGTGCTCGTTGAGCGGAACGACGACGCCAGACCAGTCCTTCGCGGGACCGGGTTGCTCGAGCGGATAGCCCTGCAGATCGGTCGGCAGATCGTGCTTGACCGCCTCGTCGCGCGGATCGAGCTCGAGATCTTCGTCGGCATGTATCGCCATCAGACCATCCGGCTCGCGTGCCACGGGCTGTTCGGGCCGTACTTCGGCGCTCCCGCCTCAGCCTCCGCTGCCGCTTTCTGCGCGGCCGCGGCCTCGGCGTCCGCCTTCGCGAGCCAGCCGACGATATGGCTCTCGACGCCGCGGCGGGTTTTGCGCTTCGCGCGGTTTGCTCGATTCCATGCGGCGATCCGGTGGAGCTGCTCGAGCACGACGATGTGCGGGTAGGCGGCCTTCCACGAGTCGATCAATTCTGGCGGCGGCGTGTAGTCCGATCCGTCTTTGAGCACGACGGGAGGCGCGAGAGCCGGAGGCTCGGCGCTTATCTTCTCTTTATGGTCTGGTCTGGTCTGGTCTGGTGACGCACCCGTTACACCGCCGTTACGCTGTGTCGTAACACGTGCGTGACTGTCGCGTAACCGCTTCCGCTCCATCCGCTTCGCAGCAAGATCGCGTTTCTTCGCTTCTACGCCGTTATGTCCTTGATAACCTGGAAGTTCTACTCGACCGTCGTCGAGAACTACAAGCCAGTCATCCGGCATTCCAGAGGTGAATTTCGGCAGCCCGACGAGGTCGTCGATGTCCTCCGGCGAGAGGTCAAGCGTGTCGTCCGAACGGATGTGCGTGTCGGCGTACGACCAAAATCGGAGCAAAGCACCGACCGTAAGCGTCACCACGTAGCCACCCTGTGACGCATCCGTTACGCAGGCGTTACGCACGTGGCGAACAAGGCGAACGAACCGCGGGTCGCCCTCGAGATCCTTCTCCCACTTGATCCACCCGCTCACCGCGGGAACCTCGCGTCGAGCGCCGCCAGCATGTCGACGCGCCGCCGTTCGAAATCAGGATCGACGTTTTCGAAGTAGAGCCGCCTCTGCTCTCGGACCCAACGGTCATCGCGCGCGGCTTTCTCGAGGCAGCCGGCGACCAGGGCCGCGAGCCCATCGATGGAAGGTCCGCGATGCTCGTCCGTGTGGCAGTCCTCGCACAGCACGACGAGCTCGTGATCCTCGTACTCCCACGCGAGCGCGCCCTTCCGGTATGTCTTGTGGTGCACGTGCAGAGTGGTTTCGTCGTCGAGGCACCGCTCGCACCGGAAGCCAGCGCGGTCGAGAACCTCGAGCCGACGTCGCTGCCACTTGGGATGCGTGAGCTGCTCGGCATAGGACATACGCGCCATCAGTACCGCGTCCCTTCCATCGTCCAGCGCTTCGGCGCGCGACGCTTACCGTCCGCGCCGGCCGTTTTTCCCTGCTTATTACCGGGGTTATTACCCGGTAAAAACCCGGTTGAATCGTCGCCACCCGGCGGCTCCGGATCTGCTCCGGCGCCCTCACGGCCGAACGAAAACCGCGGCCGCGAAAGCTCGTCCAGGACCTGATCCGGCGTCACGTCGACAAGCCGCTTCACCTGGTGCGCGAGCGTGACTGTGACGTCGACGACGAACGCCTGTTTGCAGTCGATGCAGCGGATCGCGCGGAGCTCGCCGCGAATGTCAGTGACGTCGAGCGTCGTCGGGTAATCGCAGTACGGGCACGCCGTCCCAAGCTCGACAGTCGGTCGGTGCGTGAAGCCACCGCGGCTCACGTGAAGTCGCCCAGCCGGGCGGCACCGCATGCAGGGAATGGGGGGCCACGGTCCCCGGAAGTGATCACTGTTTCGTTTGTCCCGTGCTAGCGTTCGCCGTCGAATAAAAACTAAGCAGCACTCTCGGCGTGCCCCGGGTCGTAAATCGACCCAAGCTCTACGCACTGATCAAAATGGTTGAACAACTTTCGGGCCAGCTCCCGGTCGGGAACCTGCAGCCCGCGCTCGATGCGCGAAAGGTTGCCAGGATCGGTATCACATGCATCAGCGACCTCGGCGAGTGTTTCATTTCTCGCGGTCCTGGCTTCGCGGATGGTTGCGTACTTTCGAGGCACGCCGAGAGTTTGCGCGGTACGCAAAGCTCTGTCAAGTCGGATTTGCGTGTAGCGGCGTGGTCGTGCTGCTGAGCTACGGACAGAATGCGCTCGGCATGGCCGCAAAGGTTGAACGCTCACGAAGCGTCGGCTGGGCCATCAGGAGTTTACGAAAGGCGCACACTCGAACTCTCGAAGATGTCGCTGAGGCCGTAGGGTGGGCCGCCGGCAACTTGTCGCGCGTAGAACGAGGCCGTCAGGACATTCCAGAGAGCCGCCTGCAGCAGATCGCGGGAGCGCTTGGCGTTACAATGTCCGAGCTGTACGCGATTGCTGAGTCGGGCGACGACGATGCTGCGCAGCTACTCGTCACGGCCCGGACCTTGACCGGAACCGAGCTCGAGCAGTTGCTCGAATACGCTGACTTCCTGGTGGCCAGAAAGACGCGAGACTAGCAGCGGCGCGAGGTAAGCGCCTCTTGTGCCCGTCGTGCAAATTTTGCGCTTGACGCAAGACACTAGTTTGCGTACAGTGCAAAGCATGCACTCCAGTACGGGTAATCAGATGGCCAGAAACTACGACCTCACCTCCCACAACGCCCGCGGCGCCGAGATCGCCGAGCGCAACCGCGAGCACAAAGTACGCTTTGCGCTCGCGTTCCACCGCAAGCCGACGCCGGTGCGGTTCCCCGACCACCGCACGCCCGCCGAGCGCGTCGCCTACGTGCGCATGATGGCGCGCCGCGCGTTCCCGAGCTGGCGGTGCGTGCCGAGCAACGTGCGACCGATTCGGCGGGGGAAGTCGCTGTGATGAGCAAAACGAGATTCAAAGTCGTGCAGGAAAACGTAGAACTTCGCGACGCAATAGCTCCAGCCCTCAAGGCCGCTGAGACCGCCGCAAAGAAGGGTATAGCGCATCGCGGCGTGGTCATCGCGCAGTTCTATCAGCACGACGATGGTCGCGTTGAAATTCGCGGCGATTTCATCGAGAGCGAGTACGCGGTTCCTATTTTTGAGGCGCTTCGGCAGAGGGAATCAAAGTGACCGGGAACAGATTCGAGACGCAAATCTTTTCGATCTTCGGGCAGTGCGAGGCCGTAGCGGCCGACATGATGATCGAGCGTCACAAGCTCACCCGGATCGAGGCGCATGAAATCCCGGAAACCGCCGCTGTCAACGAGTTCGGACAGCGAGCACGGTTCGCAGTAGTCATGCCAGCCAAGCATCTGCGCGAATTCGAGAAACTTTGCGCGGAGTTACGTGCGTGAATCGAGACGCAAGCGAAACGTGGACAGAGCGCGACCGCCTAGACGATGCGGTAGCCGACGCTCTCGGTCGCGTAGTGGCGCGAGTGAGCATGTACGACGAAGCGCTGTCTGGCGGCATGACGCCAGTCAACGACCACCTGTGGCAACTCGTCGAGCGCTGCCGGGAACTGAAGCTCGCGCATGACGCGCGCACGAAAGCGTGGGGGCTGTTGTGATGAAGCGCCGCGCCCCGCTCATCGACATCGATATCGAGCTGCTGGCGTTCGCGATCATCTTCGCGCTCGCGGTCGTGAACCTGTGTCTCCGCATTCCTTAGCCGTTACAAGGATCGCCGTATGAACTTCCAAATCCTGAACCGCTGGACCGGCAAAGTGCTGTTCGAGTGCGAACTATCGGCCGAAATGGAGAGCGCATCGCGCCGCGTTCAGCTCGGCTTTGCGGTCAGGCTCGCGTATAAGAGCGGTGCCGTCCTGCGCGATGCCGACCTGAGCGATGCCGACCTGAGCGATGCCGTCCTGCGCGGTGCCGACCTGAGCGGTGCCGACCTGAGCGATGCCGTCCTGCGCGATGCCGACCTGAGCGATGCCGACCTGAGCGGTGCCGACCTGCGCGGTGCCGACCTGCGCGGTGCCGACCTGAGCGGTGCCGTCCTGCGCGGTGCCGACCTGAGCGGTGCCGTCCTGCGCGGTGCCGTCCTGCGCGGTGCCGACCTGCGCGGTGCCGACCTGAGCGGTGCCGTCCTGCGCGGTGTGCCCGCCATACCAAACATCCATCGCGCCGTCTATGAGGTCGCCTCGCGACCGGGCGCGCTCGACATGCGCACTTGGCACCGATGCGAAACGACGCATTGCCGCGCCGGCTGGATCGTGACGCTGGCTGGCGCAGGTGGAGCCGCGCTCGAATTCGCGATGGGCACGGCCGCCGCTGCGACGTT